CTTAGTTGCTTCGGGAGCGTTTGCCGTTGCCCTTTTGAACTCAGGCGAATTAACTAGCTGCCTACCAATATTAATGAAGTCGTCGGTTTTGAGTGGGGTATTTGTAAGGGCGGATGTAACACCCATCTGGGCAATCTGCCCAGCGGTTGGGCTTCTAGTAGCTGCTCTAACGGTTTGGTTAACCAACGTACTAACCCCGGCTACACCACCGGACGTTATAGCTTTTTCAAAGTCGCCAGTTTGGGCGAGTGTATTTAGAGTGGAGTTAACTGCGGCAGCGTACGTACGGCTACCGGTTGCCTCATAAACAGCTTGTGCTGCGTTATTAGCAAGGACACTAGCCCCACCAAGAAAGAAAAATTTGGGGATATCTTTATCAGTTAAGGCTGCATTAATAGCGCCCAACGCAGCGCCGCCCAACGCATCAGCAGCTAGCCCAGTAGCTGCACCGCCCGTCAGATTAGTAATTGCTTGACCGGCCTTAGTTGCAGATAATCCAGCAGCCACATCGGCTGGCATTTTTGCCAAATCGGTTCCAGCCCCAGCCGTAGCCCAATCCGATCCAACTACATCCGCACCAGCAGCGAGAGCATCCACTGCATACGGTAAAAGATTAAGTGCGACTTTCCCCCATTCTCCTTCCTTAGCAGCCATTGCAACTTTGGTAGCAACGGCAAACGGCTGAATTGGACTGGGTATGACGGACGCAAGGTTTAATAGAATAGAACCAAATTCAGATTTAAAAAACCCTTCAGCACGTGGCCTATATTCGTTTAACTTAAACCCAACCCCAGTTTCCGCCCCGGGGTTAAACCCTATGCGATACGTCCCTTTACCGTCGTCGTATGAAGCAAACTGTTGTGGGATCGCTTGGTTGGTTACCTTGTTGTAGAATTGAGGTTCTATTCTTGTAGTTGGAGGAACTGCTCCAACTTGATCATTCCCCTCATATCCGGGGTCATATACTTCAACCTGCCGTATACCTAGCTGACCAAGGTTGGTAACGCCGTATTTTTGGACGAGAGTTACAGCAATTGCGTTAATAGGACCACTTTCTTTACCGCCTAGCTGCTCAATGATCCCTTGAATCGCCAAGACGTTTTCGGGCTTAACATTGCGTAAATCAGGTCCGTAATCAAAACTACTAAGTAGGTTCGCCTTAGTCTCAAGTACTCCTTGAGGCGAAGCAAGATACGCTTGCCTTTCCGCAAGAGCTTGTGGGTCCCAAACTTGCTCTTGGGCTTGGTTGTATTCGTCTTCAAAAGTCCGAGACATAATTTACAACGCCGATACAAAAGTTAGTGTTGCCACGTTTGATGCTGTAGTTGGGCGAGTTGGTGATACTCCTGCCGCGTAAGCTTGAATAGTTACTGCCGCATTAGTTGTAGACCAGTAAAGCTGAATGTAGTCGTTTGCCGCGAGAGATACAAAAAAGTTCCACCCCACAATTGTGTGTCCGTTTACCCCGCCGTGTTTATTGATTACGGACACAAACCCAGTAGAACCAGCAATATCCGTTCCATTCTTACGCAACCAAATGCTTAAATCGTGTTCCTGAGTGTCTGTGTTTTGAAACTGCGTACTAAACTGAAAGTTGTAGATCCCGGCGTATGTAACTTTAAACTGACTGGTTGAAACTAAAGAACAACTATTAGAATAGTCCACAGTATCGAACGTCATGGCGTTTGCTGTGTTTGCCGTGACGGTGTGACTAACCGAATCTGATACTGCGAGGTATGGAACCTTGATAGACGTTATCAGGGTCGATGCGTTTAGTTGCTTTAATATTTTGTCAAGCTGATTAAAATACAACCGCAGGACGTTGTTAAGCTGGTCAGCGTATCTTTTGTCGTAAATATTTGGAGCAAGCGGCAGGTTAGGTGCAGCGACTCTGGATAGCGCGTAGTCAGACGTAACAATGTAGCTCATCGCCTACCGTCCTGTCGGATGTCAATCCGAGGGTATCCCAACTGCCAAGCAACACCTTCACCCGTAGACGCAATTTTCATAATTATCTGCCGCCCACGCACCCGGATGTACACCTGACCGGTGAACTTCTCAATAGGTATTTTTGCGGTGCGTGTAACCGTAGCATTATCGCTCCCGGCAATAGAAGTAGGATCATTGTAACCCGACCCGGAGTTTTGCATTGGGATGAGGGTCATGACAGCAGAAGGAGAATCTACGGTTGAGCCTTCAAATGTCACATCAGGCAGCATACGCCAGATAAACCCAAACCTATCGCCGTCATCAAGGTCAAACTCGGACGATGAGATGTACGCTTCAATAGGCAGCGTGGTCGCTGATTCCCCGTTATCGTACCCAACTTCGTGCTCGACAAGATTGTAGCTGTATGTGGCAGCGACGGGCACATCCAACAGCCCAGAGTCTAACCACGCGGTACGGGCCATAGAGCCGTGATACCAGACCCCCTGACCGCCTTTACCATCAGCTTCAATGTAGTTGTAGACAACGTAGCGGTCGATAGTAGTGTTAGGGTTTAGTGCCGTACCTGTGCCGTCCGGCCCCGTGATTGAGCAGTAGAACCACCAGACTTCGTTGAAGCCTTCGTTTGTGCTACAGAATACCTGTTCGTTTTGTTGAAGGTTGATGTCGTTGTAAATGTACTTACGCAGGTCGCAATTAAGTGTGTTTACACGCCCGTCATACACGTAGAACTTGTCCACCCCCATCCAGAACACCCGACCGGAAGCAATCACCGCCGCATTCGGCCCTATGATAGAGATGTTATCACCGAGAAGCTGCTGACTCCACACTCCGGGCAGGCCGATATACTGGAACGAATAAAGCGCCGAGTCGGTAAACACGACCATCTCTTGGCGGGTTTGCACCACCGTAGTAATTTCAGAGCCGTGCGAAAGAATCGTGTAGTTTGCTTGACTGCCTATAGCGGGGGTCCAGTTGTACGGGTCTGAGTATTCCGACCACCGAACGAGCATAGGGTTTTGTATCGCAGACCCGTAATCGTTGCACCCGAAAGCGAATACAAACCGGTTGTCAGATACAAAAATAAAATTTTGCATGGTTGGAACATCGACCAATAGCGAAATGTATACCGCAGAGCCAGCCGATGCCGTGTTTACGTAAGTTGTGCTACCCGCGACAGTTGTAATGTTAGCGGTCAGTCCGTCAACATTCTCTATATAGTATGTTGTGCCCGCTACAATGCCCGAAGGCAAAGACCCACCCGATCCCGCCGCAAACTGAACCGGCGTCCCGGCAACGAGAGCCACGGTTAACGTCAGTACGGTGGGCGAGGCACTGGTAAACGTAACAGACCCACCTAAAGAAGATAACAGAACTCCACGTGTGCTGGTCCCGTTAGTTGCATCCCAGTAATAAATTGCGCCTTTTCGCGGGGCAAAAATAAGATCTTCGCCGTAGTTACTCTGACTCCAGAGTCTAAATTGAGTCGCCGTTGCCGTTCCGTTACCCCAAGTCCCCGAACCCCAAGCCCCGCTACCCCATCCAGAAGATGGAGATTGAATCGAAGCGCCGATGCTAATCTGATATGCAGCAGAAACCGCTGAGCCGCCCGTTGCACCAGCCGCGACGACAGAAGCGGTTGTGATGGTATAAGAGTTGGCGTTTACATAAGTAATAACGTACTCAGCGTTTAAGAGCGTAGCGTACGTCCCAGTGACCCCACTAAACGTAACGTAATCCCCGGTAATGGCCCCATGAAGCGCGGCAGTGACCGTGACAGTCGTAGTGCCGTTGCCTGTAAACGGGTTGCTTCCAAGCGTGGTAGTGGTGCGCAGGGGCGTGATGTCGTAGTACGCGCCGCCGTTGGAGATGTAGAACTTGAGGTTTGTGCCAATCCCGATCAGGTTGGCGAATGCAAGGGTGACCCAATTCCATAGCGACCGGCAAAGGCCGAGAAACGTACTGCTAGATATACGCTGCCATCCACCAATCTTTTCGGGTGTGCCTTGGCGGAACCGGACTTTCTCGCTGTCGTACCAACCGTTCTCGTTGGCGTATCGGGTGCTTTCTTTGTTTACACCTGCGCGGAGCTGGAGTTTCTTGAGTGGCATTACTTGCTCGCTACACCCTTGTGCTTCTCAAATGAGCGCATCCCACCAAACCCGAGCAGGCCAGCCAACAATGTCATGAGTTGTTCAACGTCCAGATCTGGCGGCGGATTCAACCCTTTAGGGATTATGTCATAACCCTGACCAAAAGCCCAGAGCCATTGCATCAGCGGATACCCAAGGAACTGATAAGCCAACCCAAGAACGCCCACCCACCCCACAGCAGGGCGCCACCCACTGACAAATAGGCTACTACTCGCCGCTTCAATTTTATTGACATCCACTTGCGCGAGGTCTGTAGCTTGGTCAATCTTCTTTTCCTCCAGATCGA